GGACAACTCCAAAACAGGTAAAGCTGGTGAGGCTGACATTATTATAGGCATAGGCAAGACGGGGGCTAGTGACGTAGAAAACATCGTGCGTCATGTGTGTGTGTCAAAGAACAAGCTGAACGGCTGGCATGGTACAATCAACACCCAGATAGATATACAGCGAGGGGTGTACTACTGATGAAATGGGGAGAAATATCACCTAGTGGTAGAATATTCGTAGGATACAGGAGTAGAAAAAGGAAGAACGGCACCGTCTATACAGAATCGAGGTGGCTTTCAAGGGAACAATTTGAACGTCGCAGACTTAATACTAACTACAGAAACGCAGTCCGACAGCGGCGAAGAAGACACTGGTTAACTAAATACAAACTTCACAAGGGATGTGAAAGATGTGGATACAACGCACACGGTTGTGCATTACACTTCGATCACATTGATCCTTCTAAAAAGAAAAAGCAGGTGTCTACTATGGTAAAAAGCACGTTAAAAAATTTAATGCAAGAGGTAAGAAAGTGTCGAGTGTTATGCGCCAACTGCCACGCAGTAAAGACACATGAGGACAGATTAAAACTAAGAGGTCAAAATGAGCAATCACCAGAATGAAGAAATACTAGAACGTCTGTACGACGAAGAATACCAACGACTCAAAGACAAGTATCCACACATAGGTGGTGAGTCACTGGCTGTACTGGCACGGTACTTTGCAAAGAAAAGATTTGAGGACATGGAATGAACGTACTGACATTTGACGTAGAAACAACACATCTACACAAACCCAACGGTGGCACTACTGCACTGCCGTACTTTGGTAATCGTTTGGTTTCAATAGGTTACAAGTGGCTAGATGAAACCCAAGTATTCTACGACTGCTACTACCACGAGACTGAACCACCTTCACCCAACGCCGCAGAAGATTTTCAGACTTCACTTAACTACGCAGATGTGGTAGTAGGACAAAACATAAAGTTTGATTTGTCGTGGATACGTGACTGCGGCTTTACCTACACAGGAGAAATCTATGATACTATGGTTGCAGAGTATGTTCTATCGAAAGCGCGGAGATGGCCTCTTGGACTTGCTTCTCTTGCAAAAAAGTATGACACAGTGCAAAAAGAGAAAGACCTCGTTGAGCCGTTTATGGCGAGTGGAAAAACCTTTTACGAAATACCGTGGGAAATAGTAAAAGAGTACGGTATAGCTGACGTGCTGGCTACAGAACAGATAGCACTAAAACAACTAGATGCCTTTGGCATAACATTTGAGGATATATACAATGAACGACTTGGTACCGACACTCAAGCTGTCGCTTGAAATGACAGACACACTGTCCCGTATTGAACGCAACGGGATACGTATTAATCTAGACACACTAGATCAAATTGAAAAGCTATACCAAGATGAACTGGACGCATTAGAGTTACGCTTGAATGACATGGCGCGGAGTGCAATGGGCGACACACCTATCAGCTTGACTAGCCCTGACGACAGGTCAATGCTGTTGTACTCACGTAAGGTGCGTGACAAAAAGTCGTGGTCATCTATCTTTAATTTGGGCATGGAGCAACGGGGTGCAACCATGAAGCCAAAGCAACGCACCCGTATGTCAGCAAAAGACTTTCGCATTAGTGTACGATCTAACACAGACGTGGTGTACAAAACAGTGGGTAGTCAGTGTGCAAGTTGTTTAGGTAGTGGGCGTGTTCGTCCCGCACGTAAGGACGGTACACCCAGCAAAGCACTGCGTATATGCAAGACGTGTGGTGGCAAAGGTGTGGTATACATGCCTACGTCAGAGGTAGCAGGGTTCAAGATTGTACCACGCAACGTAAGGGACGTGGCATCTGCCGGATTCAAAACAGACAAAGAGACACTGGCTGATCGTGAACTAGAACTGTCGGGTGATGCCCGTGAGTTTGCCAGTGCGTACGTACGATACAATGCTTTGCGTATGTACTTGGGTACATTTGTAGAAGGAATGAAAAACAATGTCGATGACTACGGTTTCATACATCCAGAATTTATGCAGTGTGTTACGGCGACGGGTCGCCTTTCGAGCCGCAATCCTAACTTTCAAAATATGCCACGAGGTAACACATTTGAAATACGGAAGGTTGTGGAAAGCCGTTTCGACAAAGGTAAGATTGTTGAAGGTGACTATTCGCAACTGGAATTCAGAGTAGCTGGCTTCTTGGGTAAAGACCAACAAGCTTACTCCGACGTGGAAGCTGGTACAGATGTGCATAGCTACACTGCCAGCGTGATTGGTTGTTCTAGACAAGAAGCAAAGGCACACACCTTTAAGCCCCTGTATGGTGGCACTAGCGGCACAGAGGCGCAACAACGCTACTACAAGGCGTTCAAAGAGAAGTATGGTGGGGTTACCCTCTGGCACGATGACCTGCAACGAGAGGCCGTAGAAAAGCGCGTAATCACCCTACCGTCTGGAAGACAGTACGCTTTCCCTGATGCACGGTGGACAAAGTACGGTACGGCTACACACCGCACAAATATCTGTAACTATCCTGTGCAGGGATTTGCAACGGCTGATCTGTTGCCCGCCGCACTGGTCAGACTAGACAAACTGTTCCAAGAAAATAAATTAAAATCTGTAATCTGCAACACAGTACACGATTCAATCGTACTGGATATGCACCCAGATGAAAAAGACATCTGCATCAAGCTGATGCGGGAAGCTATGCTCTCTTTGCCTGAAGAGACACAACGTCGATATGGCGTCACCTACGACATGCCTGTCGAAATTGAAATAAAAATAGGCGATAATTGGCTTGACTTACATGTTGTAAGTTAGTAATATCTATCTACAACCCTACTACGAAAAGGAGATCATAGGATCATGGCAGGGACAGAAATCATGGAAATGAATAACGAACTAGACAATATGGTTGCCGCTTTATCAGGCGACAACATAGAAGAAATGATGAAGCTTACGGGTCAAGGTGGTGTCACCAACGAACGTGTGGGTCTTCCTCGTTTGAATATCAACTACGATCAGGAAACCGACGACGGTAACAACCTGACTCGTGGTGACTGGAAGATGTATGTAGATGGACGCTTTGTTTACGCAAAGGAAGTCAAACTACGTGCGCTACTTCGCATGTATGAGTACAGCATGTGGGATCAAGAAGCTAACGAAGGTAAGGGTGGCTTCTCTTGTAAGTCAGTCCAAAAGAATTCCTTTGGCGGTATGTTCCCTGACACGCAAGGCGGCAACAAGTGTGGTCGTTTGACTCGTGACGAAGAAGATGCAATGGATAAAGATGACATTCGTTATCTGAACTCCCGTGCAGTAGTGTGTAATCAAGTCATCTACGGACGCATTAGCGGATCGTTTGTTGAAGGTGATGGTACTCCTGTAGAGATTGCTGACGAGCCAGTGGTCGCCTACTTCAAGCGGTCAGGGTTCAAACCTATCTCTGACTTCATCCAAAGCTTGACTAAGCAAAACAAGCTGATGCCACAGACTAATATTCTGTTGCGGACTAACAAACAAAAGAAGGGCAGTGTGACCTACTGGACACCTATGCCTACGTTTGATAGCACAGTCCAGCTTACTTCAGAGGATCGTGAACTGATGGGAACGTTTGCCGAAACCATCAAAGGTCATAACGAAAATGTTATGAAGAGTAACCGTGAAGCACTGAAACTTATTTCAGACGATGGTGATCTAGACCTTGCGGCGGACTTCGCTGATGCTAACGCTGCTTAACATACAGGACTATATGTCCAGAGCGTTGCGGGGGGAGACAAGCGTTTCCCCCGCTTCGTTATCAGAATTTACAGACGACTGTAATCACTCCGCAAAGCGACAACTAACAGAAAGGCGTGGCGAATATCGCATACGCATGTCTGGATTGGGTCGGCCTCTTTGTCAGCAAGTCCTTGATAAACAAGGAATAAAAGAGTCTATGCAGTATAACACACTGTTTAGATTTATGTTTGGTGACATGGTAGAGTCGTTGCTGATGTTGGTCATGCGTGAAGCAGGTGTAGATATAGTTGACTCCCAGCGACAAGTAGAACTAAAGTTGGGGGAACAAACAATCAAAGGCACACTGGATGTAATCATACGTGACGAACTTGGTGTGGAGAAAGTGTGGGATGTAAAGTCAGCAAGTGACTGGGCATACAAAAATAAATTCACTGGTTTTGGTGGGTATGATTCCATAAAGGAT